TTATCATTTGAAAAGGCGCGAGGTTTCTTAAAGAATAGCACTAGTGCTGGTTTACCTTCTCTCCGAAGTAAAGGCCAAATTAAACTAGCATTGAACGAAGAAGAGTGTAGGCGTTTGGTTGCTAAAGGCATACCATGTGTTATTTTTACTCGTACGCAAGAGGGTGGCAAAACAAGGACCGTTTGGGGTTACCCTATTGCTTTGGTAGCACTAGAGATGATGTATTATAGACCTCTTTTGGACTATCAGAGAAAGAAAATTTGGCGATCAGCGCTATCTGGACCGGACGCGGTTGACAAAAGTATGTTTGAGTTAGTTAGCTCTAGTTTCAGACGTAACGTACCACTTTTAAGTATAGATTTCAAAAATTATGACGCTAATTTGAAGCCTAATGTTCAGGAGCAAGCCTGGGACTACATTCGTGATTTGTATCAAAAACAATATCATGATGACATTAATATGATAAAGAATAATTTTAACAATATAAAGTTAGTTACTCCCAGCGGCATATTGTCAGGTAGCCATGGTGTTCCTTCTGGCTCAACCTTCACCAATGAGGTTGATTCTATTTCCCAGTATGTCATAAGTCGATATACAAAGTCAGTATTTGATGAAAGTATGCAAATACAAGGAGATGACGCTGTATATTCTATCAAAAGTGAACTTGTGGATCCATTTTTGAAAGCTTTTAAAGCTAGAGGTCTTGATGTTCATACTGATTCTAATCTAGTTAGTTTTGTTAAATGTGAGTACTTAAGGAAGATATATCATATAGATTATTTAAGTGACTCTTCAGTTGGTGGAATCTACTCTACATATAGGGCGCTTTGTAGAATAGTTTTCCAAGAGCGTTGGACGGATTTCGAGGATTATAATATTCTTGGTAAGGATTATTACTCTATTAGAACAATCTGCATATTAGAGAATTGTAAGGACCATCCTCTATTCGCAGATTTCGTCAAGTTTGTATATTCGCTAGATAAGTACAAACTTAAATATTCTTCAAATGGTCTCTCTGATTATATTAAGATGATCAAAGAGACAAAGGGTGAAGAAGATATAATTGTCAACCAGTACGGAGACGATGTTAAAGGTATCAATAACTTCGAAACCGTTAAACTGCTTAAACAATTATCG